TGGAAGTACGCCGAAGTGCCCAGTAATCGAAGTGATGAGGTACTCGTCGAGGTTCGACTTAAACTTCTCTCCATAGCCTTCATAGAACTGAGGCTTGAGGCCGGATGGCAAGATCAGAGCGCGCTTGCGTTGCTCAGTCTGTCCAGCAAGGTTGTCGTTAATGATGTTTTCGTATTGCTTCATTACGAGCGGATCGTTACCGAAGTCCGCATCTGAAGTCAGCATCATCTCAGGGCTAACGCCATCGGTATATTCAGCACGAAGCCATTGTTGGCGACGAAGGTAGAGATCGGCTAGAGGTAAGCAACGCTCAACTGGTGATGATCCATAGACGGAGTTTGCTCTACGGTTACGGATGAAGTAAGAAAGATCGTCCGAAGTGAACTCTCCATCGGCTTCGATATTATCGGAGTTTGCTTGGAACTCAGAACGAGGGAAGCCGTAAAGGATTTGCTGGTAAGCGGCCTGCGGAGGCATTGGGCGCATACCACGATCATCAAGGAGTGGCTTAATAGTAGATCCATCGAGGATTTGGAAGCCGTAGAGATCTCCACCAACGGTGCGTTGTGGCCAGATTGCCCACGCATCAAGAACGAGGATTTCTTCGAGCGCCATCATCATCCAGTCGATGAAGGTCAGACCATTAGCACGATCGGGGTTCTCCCAAAATGTACGAAGGCGATAAATCTCATCAGAGAACTTTGAGCGGGCTTGGCTCATAGCACGAGTGTGATCTCCACCGATCTCAGCAATAATTTTTTCGCTTGCATCTTCGGCGATAGTGATATCCCAGTCGAGTCCGGAGATCTTAGCCTTTAACACTTCTACGCAACGGCGAACAATGTCGATCTGTTCAGCGGCACCACGGAGTGTTTTGAATGGTACGAGTTTCTGCTCAGTACCGATGTTGATGTTTTGGGCAACTTGGTATTCATAACGGCGAGGATCTGCGCGGCCGTCTTCACGAAGTGGGTTGATTGCACCCGGAAGAATTGGAGAACCTGGTCCAAATGGAACGCCTGCAAGAATTGGATTACGAGGCAGTGGAGTTTGTGCGCCGTAAGTGTTCTGAGTATTTGCATCTCTCATCTGCTGTTCAGTCATAACGACTGCACCCGCAGGTAAATTAGATGGAGCCTTTTCAATCTGTTGTGCTACTGCCTTGGCTAGACGGTCGATTAGACCCATGTTGTCCCCTTAGTTATGTCCCTTGTATTACGGACTAGGTGTAATGATAGCGGTATTACATCGCGGACAGAACTTAGTCTTTTTAACAACTGGCAATCTGCAAGACGGACAGAAATCAGCCATGGCCGCCAGAGATCGAAGAGCATTAGATCCGCTCATCAAATCAGAAACCGCCCAGACCATCGCATCCATACGATCGGGCGACTTATCTGAATCCGGCTCCCATGTGACTAACTGATCTTCAAGTTGAGAGAAATCTGATCCAACTAAATGAAGGCGCAACTGTTCAGAGAGCGCAGAGATCGGTTCTGCTCGCACTCGCTTGCCTCGAGAGGCGTGAACTTTCCGATACGGGACCGTTGCATCAACTTGCCGGAGCAGGGACTCAATCATGTCGCCGCCATTGTTGGCCTCGCCGATGATTCGATCACATTTCCATTTGCGATACATCTCGATCGCTTTTCTTGCCCAATTCTCAGGCGTTCCTCTCATCGAGGCATCTTCAAGGATGTAGTAATGACCATCCGGCGTAGCGCCAGCGACCACGATTCCAGTTTCGTCCGAGCCTTCTCCGCTTGTGACGGCGGGGTCGATAGCAACGACAACCCTGAAATAAGGCGGGGCATTTTCGGGCTTGATTCGAGCCTCCTCGATCAGCGCTCTCGTCCATAGGGCTGAGTCTGATTCGTCAAGGATCTCGCCGTAAAGTTCCTGTCGTCCCATTCTGGTGCCTGCGTATCGGGCTTGTAGTTCGACTAGAGCCTGCGGAGCGAGGTTGTCGGCATTATCGAAGGTCGAGCCCCTGACGATCTTCACAGTGCCATCTGTGCGGCTAACAAGATTCCTAATTAGGGCAACAGGGCGCGGGGTTGTGGTGACAATAGTTCGAGGATGGCTACCTAAGCGCATACCGAACTGAAGTTGATCCCATGTATCCGGATAACGCCACGCCGCCAATTCGTCGCACCAAGCCCCGTGATGCTGAGGACCGCGCAAGCGATCAGGCTCATCGGCTGAGAAGAGTTTGATCTTTGAGCCATTGGTTAAAGAGATCGCTCCCTGAGATCTGTTGTAATCGGCAAGCGATCCGTAATCTCTGAGGATGTTGATAATTCCCGACTCACCTTCGGCGCATACATCACGGACATCGCTAAAGGTCGGAGCGACAATCGCCCACCTAGTGTTGTTCTGCGTTGTTGCTTCCCACGCCAGCCATTCAGCGGCAGTGCGAGTCTTGCCAGCGCCTCGACCTGCTAAATAAAGATAGATTGACCAGTTTTCATCATCACTCGGTAATTGCTCCGGCCTCGCTAGATCGTTCTCCCACGCTATCCGGCGATCCTGAAACTTCTCGTATAACTTTGATAATTTCTCGTGTTCTCTGTCGTAAAAGGTTTCCATCGTAACTCGTCACCTCCACCTCAGTTTTTACTGGCGCGTCAATTCCATAGAGTTTTGCATCGCGCTCCAATATCTTGAGCATAACCTTAATTGCCTCGAGATCGCCTTTAACGACATCAGGCCAAATAGCAGTGAGAGCAACTTCGAGCCTCTGCCTATGCAACTCACGCATCTCAGCGCTAAGGGCATCATCACGCATACGCTCCATCGCTCGTTTGAACGCGGCTCGAGCGCCTGACTCATCTGCATAATTTAAGCGCTTGGCGATCTGATCGAATGTTGCTCCGCCTTGGCGATACTGAACAACCTGCCGCTCCTTCTCAAACAGAGCAGGGTCAATACTAATTACATCCGGATTATTTTCACCCATAAACGGATTACGATTCTTCGTTAGGTTGGAGCCCTGAAGTCGGAATTGCACCGCTATCTTCTAACAGGAAGTTAGACGCATCGCTGTTTATGCTTTCAGGGCGTGAACCTTTGTACATCCTAGCACCTGCCTTGTCGATCTCAGAGAACGGCAAGATAGGAACTGTGAGGCGCTCTTTAGCCGCAGGATCGAGGAAATAGACATACCTCAGTTGGAATCCCTCAGCCTTCTGTGCGCCAATACTGTTGAGGAACTTATGGCTTGACTCAGTGCCAACCTTGCCCCACTTTTTCTGCAACTCTGATGAAACCCCTGTGGTGAAGTTAATGTCTGCGGCATATTCGCCGTCAGGCAGTCTCCAAATAGTCTTGTTCTTGTTAATCTGAGTCAGCACGAAGCCTGAGGCGCGGTAGATCGTTCCATCTCCGCACTGAGTGCCATCGGCGAAAGAGATTACCCACTGCAAATGGGGAGCGTGCTTCTTGAGCATCTTAAGCGCTACGCCTATTGCGCGGGACTCACTGTTCTTAGGCAGGGCATCGCTAAAGGCCATCCGGTTTAATTCGATGAAGCCGTTCCACGGGGTATCTTTGACGAGCCCCTGAGTCTTGCGCTTATCCATAGACGGGCCAAATTGAAGCGCTCCCTCTAATTTCCCGTTATAGAAAACGCCGATGTGGATTTGGGAGTTTGGCGCGACCTTTTTACTGTAATGAATCTTCCGGACTAAGGCATTGGCCTCAGCGGAGGTGATCGGCTTTAAGATTATGTCTTTCGCGCTCATACCTGAGTCCCTAGGAATATCTCAGCCATCCGAGTCAAGGCGTTGCCATTCTTGTTCGTATTTTCCTCATCAGGGAATTCGCCCAACGCAAGGGAGGCAGAAATCGCGTTGTTCACGATTTCGACTTGCTCATGGCTCAGGGTAAAAGTGACTTGCTGAAATGGCGACTGCTCTTTAGTGGTCTTATCAAACGCATCTGACCAGTCATCGGCGGAGGCTTTAGCGACCTTCTCAAATCCTAGGCCTTCAATATCCCAACCAAGATCCTCAAGATCAACAAGTTGGTTAGATAGCGCGATCTCATCCCATTCGGCTAATTCAGCGGAGCGATTATCTGCGAGCGCATAAGCCTTGGCGGTCTCGGAATCCCAATCATCAGGACATACGCTTACTGCGATCTCTTTCCATCCGAGAGATCGAGCGGCTTCAAGCGTTCCGTTGCCAGCAATTACTACGCCATTATGAACAACGAGAGGTTTGCGCTGGCCAAACTTTTCGAGGCTGGCCTTAATCGCGGCAAGATTACGGCTCGAATGTTTCCGAGCGTTCTGTGGATCGAGAGTCAGGCCCCCGATTGCTACCGTTTCCAATTCCATTATTTACTGCCTCTAATCTAGCGTCAAGTAATGAATCCATCTCGCCCATCAGGAACGCCTTCCGCTGATGGGTGAGCCTATTTCCGTACCGATCCTTGAGCATAACGGCAAGATGGGCGATCGCTTCGTCTATATCGGCGAGCGTGATCACTTCCTTGTCGATAATCATGGGGATCATATTACCGTTTGCGGGCCTCGCGTTTTTCCCTATACGCCTTGATATCTTCAGCGCGATAGAAAACAGATTTTCCTTCTTTTTTCACCCATGCAATAGTTTTACGAAATTGCAACTGACGAAGATTGTTGATCGTAATCTGTAAGTGATCGACAACCTGTTGCGAGTTCCAGAGTTCATCTACCATGATGGCATTTCCTCAACCTGAGTAAATGATGATTCCTTAGGCTTTGTGCGCGCCTTTAGATAAAAATCTGTTCCAGAAATTTCAAGTGAGATTTTTTTCTCGCCATCTTTTGTCGTATAAGTTGATTGTGCCAATCGGCCAACGACTGCGATGCGATCTCCTTTTTGGAGATTCTCGATCACTGCATCTGACTTGCTATTCCAAAAAGTAACTCGGAACCAAATTGTTTCGCCATCTTCATACTGGCCATTGACCTTCTTGCGCGGCGTATGGGCTAACGAGAACGATGCAAGCACTTCGTCCTTGAGCATTTTAATTTCCGGATCTGACCCGAGATTGCCTTCGATAATGATCTGATTCATTTAATTGCCTTTCCTGTTGGATCGCTTACATTACATTACTTGAACGCTTCCGTCATTTTTCAAGATTACCCACTTGCCATCAGGTTGCAGAAATGGCTCGGCCTCCGGATCTGCCCAACTACTGACCATCCACCCTTTATCCGTTGCGATAGATGGGTTCTTATGAATTGAATTAGTCCCGAGGTTATGGCACTCATGGTGAACGCGGATCAAATTAGAAACGGAATCCTTGCCGCCTCGGGACTTTAATTTTCTGTGGTGGAGCGCCATAGACTCAAGGGCAGGGCCACCGCAGGTTTCGCAGTAATACCCCGCCCTTGCCTCTACAAGCGCAACGATTTTTTGATCCACCTAGTACCAGCCGTATCTCATCTCGTGCCTCCATGCGGCGCAGGGAGAGCCGTAACGGACCTTAATATAGTGCAGGCCGTAGTCGATCTGAGTCATTGGGCTTTTAGGCTTGTATTCGAACTTGTAATTACCCCATGTGGTCGGCAGGAATTGAGCGATACCGAACGCACCGGAGGATTTGTTCAAGGCTTTAGCGTTCCAGTGCGACTCCTGTGTCCACAATTTATCGAGGCACACGAATTGACCCATGCTTGGCACTTTCATGTGAGCGTAAAGTTTTGGGTGCATGAGAAACGAGAGGCTTTCACGCGGAGCGTTTGCCGCCTGCGCTACAACCGTTTGAAAAGATCCCACCAAGATGGCTACTAAAAGGATCTTTCCTTTAGCCCTTATCGGGCGACCTTACCCCGATTCGTGCAGACTTGGCAGGCGTTACCCTCGTAAATCCATTCACCACATTTGTGGCGGCTTACTTTTGTATCATCCATTTTCGTACATCCTTTCGGGAGATAGCGGACTGTCTAAGTTTAGCGGCTATTTACTTCCGCCCCATCCGTCGCCTTTGAAGGAAACGCCGAAGGACGAGAAGATCCGCTCCATCTTTCCGCAACATTCGGGTAATTCGGGCGTGGCATGGATTGAGGCGCTAACCTCATAGATCCTAAAACATCCATCGCACTTGTACTCATATACGGGCATTAGTGACCTCTTGTTGAAGTGAGAATCGTAACGATATTAAAAATTATGGCGATAATGCTTAATACGATTGGAATTGTATGATCGTGATCTCTTGTGTCGTATCCCATTACTGTAACTCCTTCTCAATGGCTTGAATGGTTGGGCAGGGATAAGGAAGTTGATAAGCACCTTCGTTTGTCCATTGTTCGCAAGCATTACATTTCCCTTCAATCGGCTTATGCAATTCCAATACAGCACGAAGGGCATCTTTCATAAAGATACCGTCAACAACTGTAAAGTTGTTTATACTTGCCAGCAATTCATCGTGTGTCATCGACCCGTTACCGCCCATACGAAAGACTCGTAATCTTCCCGCGCTTGATCGTGATCTTCTCTAGGGTTTTCAGGTACTAGCGAAGTAATTGCCTCAGTATGACAACAAGGGGTCACAAAGTAATTTTCTTCTTCGTTAAACATCATCTCAGGAATTGTCCATAGATCGTTGTTTGAACACCAACCACAGGTGAACTGGTCTGAGTCGTCATAGTCGTACTGCGCGTAATACACCGCAACAAGAACCGGCGTTGATTTCGTCAACTTGCCGCATTTATTTCCGCAAGTTGGAATGTTCATCATTTCATCGTATCGCATTAGAGACCGCCTTCGCACTTGATCATGTCGCCCCAACAGTAGCCTGAGCCTGTCCACCAAATGTGATTGACGATAAAGTACGCGCCGATCAAGGCAACGATCGCCAGCGTTCCGAATACCACCCGGCGGCGAATTACATATTTACGATCCATCTTCTTAATCATCCCAATCAACTCCTTTTTTTAGTAGGTCAACGCTTATTTTTAGCGAGCACCATTCGCACTCGTAGATCGCCTCATCATCTCCGACGAGGTTAATTATCAAGCGGTTCACAAATCCGCCCTTAGTTCCGCACCAAATGCAATTCATAAGGTCACATCCTCATCCCAATCGGGAGTCTGCTCAAGCCACAAGATAATGCAGAAAAGTGCGGTAACTGTCGCCAGCCCTAATCCGATGATCTCAATCATTGAAGGATCCCTCCATAGTTTGTTGTGATCATGTAACTATCGTCAGCGGTATCCCAATAAATCCGATACTCATGGCCAAGCGATTCAAGAAATGCTTTAATGAATAATACCGCCGGATAATCCTGAGCCCAGTAAGCGCGCTCGAAGGAGTAATCGACTTCCGTGTCTGGTTGAGCGAAATCAACATCCTCGAAGCGGCCTTCTTGCTCTCTCCATGCGCTCGCCGTTGATTTCCAGTTAGTCGAATTGACTGTTAAGTGATCAAAATCGTTGCTAGTAATTCTCATGCTTTTACCGCCCATCCTGTTGAGTGTGTTGTTCCGCAATTCAAGCAAGTGCCTGAGCGAATGTCGTAATCTTTGCCGCAAGTGCATCCGGCCGCGCTTACGATTGGCTCGCCCTTGTGGAAGTCATAGTGGAGAAACAATTGGTATTGCTTTGCAAATTTCTTGCCGCAGTTGAAGCACTCGTACTTCATGTTATGCCCCTGCCTTTTCCACTAAATCCCGCGCCTTTGCGATTTCATCGTTCCAATTTAATGAAAGTTGATGATTAAGATTTTCTAAAATTTCTTTCATTGTGATCATGTTATGCCACCGCCTTTTCCTGAGCAGGGAAGATGTAGGACATACGGCTTACGATTTGGCATCCATACATTCGAGGCATACCGAAAAACGATCCGAAGGCATAAAGTCCAGTTTCGGCTAATTCGTAAGTTTCATTGTCGTTGTATTCTTTGCCTGAGATCTCTTCAAACTTTGCGATGAGATTGGCTTTGTATTCCTTTGAAACTTCGCGGTTCGTGAAAACAAAATCCGCTCCAAAATGAACCTCTGTTGGAAGATCGTCGCCCTCAAGGATAATGAGCGAGTTGTGGTAATCCTTCATGTCGGTCATTCCGTCAAATGATGCGCCTTGGTAAAACTTTGAGATTGCATCTACTTCGCTTTCCATTGGTCCGTCAATCCATGAAATGTGGATCGAGGATCCGCCTGAATATGAGTGAGAGCGAACCGAAAACTTAGTTGAAGGGAAAGAATTTTTGAGAGCCTTGCGGATCATCTTCGCGGTATCTGTTGTTGAGATACTTGTTGCCATTTGCTTGCCTTCTTCCTGTTTGGGGGCTGATGCCCTGTTAAGAAGAACTGTAGCCCATAAATTACGGTCTAGGGGTCAATTTGGCGTTATTTTTGGAAAATTTTTATGTCCGCTCCGGCTTCATCAGAATAGACTTTTACGGCTTTTATGTCTATTACTTGCGAATCGTCCGCATAACAGATCCCCGTAAGCGCATCAAGAACGCCACGGATGTATTTATCGAGGTCGGGAGCCACAGTCGGGAACTCCCTTTTCACTGTTTTAGGCCTCCGGACTCGGAAAATGATCTCAATCCCGATCCCGCCCTCAACAGGCTTGGCTCCGGCAAATCGAGCCGAAAGAGCCACTGTGGAGCGCCACACGGCAAGGGCTGAGCCCTGAGAGTGCAGAACATGGCCGTTGATCACCTTCATCGAGCCCTGTGGCACAGGAGTGCCATCGCAGGAAAAGGAGATCATCCGGCTAATTCTAGCCGAGCAACGCGATGTGATCTGTGACCACAGAATGAACTACCTTGGTGCCATCGGTCAAATAAAGATCGTAAGTGCCAGTGTGATCCGGCCCCTCGATATCCTTGACGATCATCGCTTCCCCATTATGAAAAACGCGGTCGCCAAATTGAACTTTGTCCGGTGTAACGATAGTCATAACTTCCCCTCTCGGTTCGTAATGCTTACGATAATAGTAACAGATTACTTACGAATTACGGCGAACTTGGTCAAGAAATGCCCTGACCGATTCGGGCATTGGAGCCCCTTCTACCCGATCCTCTTCGGAGAATCTAGGCGGGACTATGGTTGGGGTCGTGATCGGCTCCCTGAAGCCACCCTGTGGCTTTTTAAGGGGTAACGGGGAGTCAAGCCATCGGTCGCCATTGAGCCAAGTCGAAGGATGAGCAGTAAAGGCCGGATCCCGATTCGGAT